GAGAACCTGTTAAATAGTTTATTATGAAAGTATCACAATCTGAATTGACACATCATCGTCTTCAAGCGATGTTAAGGGAGCATACCTTTCCCGATTTAGAATACTTGGGTGTCAAACCTGATAGTATTGGAGTTCAACAACATTGGTATCTGATAGGTGGACACGAAGTGCCAGTTGATGCTATTATAGAATTAGATAGTCAGGAAGTAGATGAAAGTGACACCATATGAAACCTACCAGACATATCTTTCAATGAAGAGTCATTTTACAAATCGTAAGTATGACTTTTTTAAGTATGGCGGTAAGTCAAGAGCAACAGTATCTTCTTTTAATAAAAGAAAAGATAAGTATTGGTTTGAAAAGACATCAAGAAAATACTCAGACCAAGAGATTACAGATTTTTTATTGTCTAACTTTGTACACACAGACGCACCACAAAATTTATGGATTGGAGAGATCATAAATTCAGGAGAAAGAAATTATTCAGACTGGATGAAACGACAACAGAGTTTAACTTACTTGTTCAAAGAACAATCAAAGGAATTGCTATACGAAAACGAATTCGAGCAAATATTCAACTGCTCGAAAGGACACCCACCAATACTCAAAAAGTACCTTGGTGGAGAACTAAACTTAGAGACATTAACAATTTACGAAAAGATATTTTCCTTCCGTAAAAACTTTGATAAAAAGTTAGTTGATCCGGTATGGGAAACCGTCAGTTTGAAAATTAAAAAGTATTTACCTTTCCTAAATATTAATGTGTTCCAGTATAAACAAATTTTAAAAGGACTTATCGATGAGTAATTTTTTTGATTCACCCTTTGTAAGAGAAGAACTTGAAGAAATCAATGAACTTCAACAAGAAGTTTATGGATCTTTAATGTCTTTTATGAATTTGTCACCTGAGGAACAACAGGAACATATTGACAAATTATCTTTACTATTACAAAAACAAAAAATTATGTATGGAAGATTAAGTCTTTCAGATGATCCTCAGGCAATTGAAATGAAAGAAACTATGAGAAAATCTGTTTCATTAATGGGTTTTCCATCAGGCACAAGTGTTGAACTTTTATTTGAAGGAATGCAAAAAACCATTGATCAATTAAAAAATATTAATGACACTTGACTTTTAATCTATCCTTTGTTATAATCCAATTATCCAACGCAATCCAATTTAATCCGAGGTATCCAAATGTCGTTTGCAAAATTAAAAAAACAATCTAAGCTAGGTTCTTTAACTGCAAAGTTAGTTAAAGAAGTTGAGAAAATGAATAACAATGGCACATCAGGTGATGATCGCCTTTGGAAGTTAGATGTAGATAAAAGTGGTAACGGTTACGCTGTTATCCGTTTCTTACCTGCACCTGATGGTGAAGATCTACCATTTGTTAAATTATATTCTCATGCCTTTCAAGGTTCTGGTGGATGGTACATTGAAAACTCTTTGACTACATTAGGTCAAAAAGATCCTGTCTCAGAGTATAACACACAACTCTGGAATAATGGAACTGACAGTGGAAAGGAAACTGCTCGTAAACAAAAGAGAAAGTTAACTTACACTAGCAACATCTATGTTGTAAAAGATCCAGCAAATCCAGAGAACGAGGGTAAAGTATTTCTATTCAAGTATGGGAAGAAAATCTTTGACAAACTTACTGCAGCAATGCAACCTGAGTTTGAAGATGAAGAAGCAATTGATCCATTTGATTTCTGGCAAGGTGCCAACTTCAAGTTAAAAGCGAAGAATGTTGCAGGATACAGAAACTATGATAGTTCTGAATTTGCTGCACAAAGTCCTTTACTTGATGACGATGATGCAATGGAATCACTCTGGAAAAAACAGTTCTCACTTGCTGAGATTGTTGCACCAGACCAGTTCAAGACATACGATGAGTTAAAGACTCGTCTAGACTATGTTCTTGGAAATAAGAAGTCCGCTGCACCACAGTTTGAAGAAGAAGATATTGATCGTGGAGAAGCAGAAGAGTTAGTAACTGCTGCTGTATCAAAATCTACTCCTGCAGTAGCAGAAGAAGAGGATGACGCACTATCATACTTTGCGAAACTCGCAGAAGAATAATTATACAGGGGGTCAAACGACCCCCTTTTTTTATGGGTTAACAACGTTTGTATTTTCAGTTCCCGCTATATTCTTTGATATGTAACTTGAACTCTTATCGTAACTAACAATATCTCTTAAATCATTAATGAATAATTGTACATAACCAGGCGACAATACATTTATCTCTCTCTTTCTTTCATTTAATGTATATTCATACTCAAGATTTGTTATAGCACGAGCTATATTATCAGTTAGCACTGTAAATTCATCTTTATCATCTAGTTGTCTATTACCCGTAAGTGCCTTTAGAGTATATCTAGTTGAACTTGGAAATTTATTTACAGTACCGTCAACTCTAAAATCAGCGTCTACAATTAAATTTGGTGGTACAATTTGTCTTCCCTGATCATCAATTATTTCCAAAGTTTCATAATATTTTATTTCATTCATTTTTTCCTCAGAACCATATTTTTGTAATGCAAAGTCATAAACTTGATAGTCTTGAAGTGGCCATTCATCAATTATATTTGTTATACCTGCAACTAATACAATAATATAATCTAAAGATGAATCACCATACATCTGCTCTGCAACTGTGTCTGGACGATCACCGTCTCCTATTGTGAACTTATCTAATAATGAAACATTATTTTCTAAAAAATCATATAATTTTGTTCTACGAAAAATATTCTTTATTAAGAGATAATCTCTAGAAGAATTTTTATGTAAAAGTGGCGATTGATACGCAATATTTGGTAGTTCTCTAAAATATCCCATTAGAATCCAACTCCATCTGATTCACCCATACCATCATAGTCCTCAGAGTAGATAGGATTGAGTTCTTTAAATGTCATATTTAATCTTATACTTACAGGTGAACCATCTCCATAACTTGCATATGTTCCAGCGTTCGTATAATTAACACTCATCCCTGTCAAAGCACACATCTTAAATTGATTAAGGAATGGATGATCTTGTCCATTATGTAGATATCGTAATGAAAATACATCTGGAGATTTCAGAAACGCTCCTGATGCTGATCCAGCACTCATTGTTTTTCCTTTTGCATTCATTGAACTTTTCAATTGCCTTATTATTTGTTTCACTTCCATCATTTCTTCATAATATCTTGGTGTAAATGTAATACTGAAAGGAAATGATCTGAGGTTTACTCCACCAAATAACAATTCTAAGTTTGAATTCAATACCTGACCTGTTGTTCTAGATATGATACTTGACAGACTTACATTACCACCAAGTTGATTGATAGCAGCACCACTAATAGCGTTTCTTATTGCATTTTGTGTTCCTTCATCAAACCCTTTAAAAGATATTCCTTTTTGCATAAAATCAAGTGCTTGTTGGAATGATTGTCCTGCATCTTTTTGAAATTGACTCGCTGCTGTTATACCTGCTAGTTGAAATATGTTCATTTTATCTTCACCCCAACTCACTGTATTAGAATCACTTACTTCTTGAGGAATAGGTAATTCAACATAATATTTTATGTTTTGATTACGACTCATACGACTATTTGCATCAGTCACATTCATTGCAACATCACTGTATCCAGTCGTAACATATTCACCAGGATTACGAGTTTTACCTCTATATTTACCTGTCTGTGTGACTAAGGATACTTCTTCTTTATACGATAGTCCAAGTCCACCCACTCCACCTTCAGGTGCCATGTATTCAATACACTTAATTAACAAGGTATCGCCAGTTTTCTCACCAGGTCCTCTGGCAAGTGGATAACCCAACCTCATCTTGAAATTTTGTCTTCGAGGGGTGGTATCTTTTGCACCAGTTCCCCCAGTTGTATTATTATCTCCTATAAATTTATTTCCATTTGGTCCACCTGTGCTCTTATACTTTGGATCTTTTGAAAAGTCTGGTGATGGTTTTGAGGCATTCAGAGCCGCCTGTTCCGCATCATCTTCCCTAAATGAAGACAATCCATATTTCTTTATTAATTCTTTTCTTGATAAGGTTTTATTTTTTCCCCTATTTCTATAACCACTTGTTCTTGGCATATCGACCTAATTTTTAACTATTTAGTACGATTTTGACAAAAGGAATTGTTCTTAAATCTCTTAGTTCCATTTCATCAACTTGATATAGTCCACCTATAACCTCTGGATATGTGTAATTTCTTACATCACCCCAGTGATAATTTAATCCTTTGAATCCCCAATCAAATACTCCAGTGACTGCAACAAGTGGATGTACATCGTATGGGATGCCAGGTGTCTTAGCTCTATAAGCAAACACATAATAATTACCAACCGATGGAACATTACTACCTTCGGTTAGTACTCCTAATATTTCTGTTGCTAAATCATCTGCACTTTCTGTGCCGACAAGATTTTTCATTATTGGATCTATTCTACTCATATTCCTAATTCTTTTTCTGTAACTACTTTAAATACCCATTGACGATCTGCACAAAACTCTTTTGCCATTTTCCATTTTGCTTGATTTTTTGCATATTCATATGCTTCACGAATATAACCTTTTGTTTGTCTTTTTGGTTTCACTGGTGGTTTTGTTTGTTTTGCTGGTTTAACTTCAATCACATAATTTTTTATTTTACCATTTGTCTCTTTCACCTTCATATAAAAATCTGGAAAATACCTATGCACTCGATTATCAATCGGAGAACGATATGGTATCGCTATCTCTTCACTTGCCCACTCTAAAATATTCTGATTCTTATCACAGTAAACCATAAACTTTCTTTCCCAAAGTGACCTGTAAATAATATTAGTTGGATCACCTTTATACTTTCTGGGAAATGAAGGATAGTATTTTCCCTTATAAGACATCTAAATAACTATACTATAGTTGTATTTAGAGTGCCAGCACCAAGACCGAGAAGAATATCAGATATAATGCCTAAGTTACAAAATGTGGCTCAGACATCAAATTATTTTGTAAGATTTTCATTACCACCAAGTGGTTTAAGAAATCATTTAAGAAGAAAGGGTATAGACTCAAGATTCATTGCAGATAATGTAGGATTATTATGTTACAATGCAGCTTTGCCAGGAAGTGCATTAGCATCACAAAATATTACTGGGGATTTTCAAGGTATGGTTGAGAGATTTGCCCATACTCGTAATTTTACCCAAGTTAATTTTGAATTTTATGTTGATAATGAATATAAAACAATGAAATTCTTAGAGCATTGGATGGAATATATCACTGGTTCAAATCAAACAGATCCTGGCAATGATACTTATTATTTTCAATTAAATTATCCAAGAGACTATAAATCAAATGATACATCCATTGTAAAATTTGAAAGAGATCATAAAAAGTTTTTAGAATATAGATTTATTGGTTTATTTCCGTTATCTTTAAACTCTGTTCGTGTTCAATATGGTAATTCACAAGTCTTAAAAGCAACCTGTTCTTTTAGTTATGATAGATATATTTCAGGTGAATCATCATCGCTCGCAAGAGATTTAAGAAGAGCTTATAATGACTTAGGATTTGGTAGAGGAAACCCAATAAAAGATGGAATGTCATTAAAAGATAATCAACTAAATGAGATGGCTGCACGTTCAACTTTTAGATATTTGAATTTACAGACAAATCCAACAGGAACATTTACATCATTAATTGGTGGAAATCCTGTACAGAGCACTATTAATATGTTGAATAGTACAGGTCAATTAAACTAATTTAAGGTTTGAAAAACCTCTATAAATAATTTTACTGAAGTGCTATAATTATTATGCCATTACCAACCATTTCAACTCCAACCTATGAGTTGGTGTTGCCTTCGTCAAACAGAAAAATAAAATTTAGACCTTTTTTAGTTAAAGAGGAGAAGATTCTTATTCTTGCAATGGAATCTCAGGATACCAAACAAATTGCAAATGCAGTCAAGAATGTCATCACTCATTGTATTCTTACAAAAGGTATAAAGGTTGAAAAACTTTCAACATTTGATATAGAGTATTTATTTTTAAATATTCGTGGTAAATCTGTTGGAGAAGATATTGAAGTTATGGTTACTTGTCCAGATGATGGAAAAACACAAGTACCTGCTTTAATTAATATTGATACTATAAAAGTTCAAAAGAGTGATGACCATGAAAAGGACATCAAACTTGATGACCAATATACATTAAGAATGAGATATCCATCACTAAATGAATTTATCAAAAATAATTTTGCGACTGCTACAGAAATGAATGTAGATGATACATTTGATTTGATTGCATCTTGCATAGATCAAGTTTATTCTGAAGAGGAATCTTGGGCTTCCGCTGATTGCACTAAAAAGGAATTGTCAAATTTCTTAGAGCAATTGGATTCAAAACAATTCAAGGCAATTGAAAAATTCTTTGAGACGATGCCAAAACTGTCTCATACAGTTAAGGTAACAAATCCGAACACAAAAAAAGAGTGTGAAATTGTATTAGAGGGGCTACAGAATTTTTTCGGGTGAGTATGGCTCACGAAGATCTTGCGTCATACTATAAATTGAACTTTGCTTTAATGCAGCACCATAAATATAGCTTGACAGAGCTTGAAAATATGATGCCTTGGGAAAGGGAAATTTATGTTTCACTTCTACAACAATATGTTGAGGAAGAAAATTTAAAAGCACAACAACAACAAAATAGTTTATAATGGATGAGGAACAAGGGTTAGCGTCACCACTCGCAGGAGGTATTTCAGCCGTCAGAAGGACGGTATCTTCTAGTGTCTTTGGTGGTCGTCAAGCACCCGTTCAAGCTCAACCAGACCCACAAACAACGAATTTACTTCAACAAAATTCGTTAGCACTTAATAATGTATCAGCACAACTCACAAACATATCTCAGCAAGTTTCAGGGTTGAATGGTTCATTAGCTGCAATTCAAGAAAATTTAGCTGTAAGTGATACTTTAGAAAGACAAAGAGAAGCAGCAAAACAAAATCGTGAAGCGATATTAGCAGAGCAAGGATTAAGAGAGGGAAAAGAAAGTCAGATAGAAAGTCGTATTCAACAAGCACTAACATTTCCAGTTCGTAGATTAGCACAGAAAACACAGTTTGGATTATCAAGATTAACTAATTTCTTCCTCATATTAGCAGGTGGTTGGTTGACAAATACACTTGTAGATATGATTCAAGCAAGTGCAGATAATAATACAGACTTATTCAACCAGTTAAAAAATAAACTACAACAACAATTGTTAATTGTTGGCGGTACGATGGTTGCAGTAAGTTTAGGATTCAAAGCAATTCTAAACGGAGTCAGTGCATTGGCAGCATCTGCACTTAGATTGGGTAAAGGGGGATTACTATCTATACCATTCAGGTCAATTGCCTTTGGTCTTAAAACTGGAGCACTTATTCTTTTAAATAATAAAATTATACCTAAGACTGGAAATCCCGTTGCTGATTTTGCATATAATGCATTAGCACTTGGATCACAACTTACTCTTATTAATTTTTTAGAAAATAAATTATTCCCTCAAGTCGGAAAAGAAGGAGTTAAAACGGCTACAAAGACAGCAACCGATACAGTTGTAAAAGAGGGAACAAAGTCAGCGATAAAGAATGTTGGTGGAAAGGGATTTATGGGATTGCTCCGTAAATTAGCACTACCATTAAAAGGAAAAGGTGGTGCAATCGGTGCGTTCTTAATAGATTTTCTTATATTAGGTGAAGATTTAGATAAAGCAATTGCAGGTGCGGCAGGATTCTTTGCAGGTGCAAAAGTAGGTGCTGCGGTTGGTGCTTCGATTGGTGCTTTGTTTGGTGGAGTTGGTGCAGGTCCAGGTGCGTTGATAGGTGGTTTTGTGGGTGGAATTATAGGTGGCAATGCAATGAAATCATTGCTTGGTGGAATCAAAGCATTATTTGGATTTAAAACAGAACGTGATCCAGATGAGGAATTAACATTAGATGATGATAGTTTACAGAGGAAGGAAGAAGAAGATGTAGTGGTTGGTATGAAGAGAGGTGGTATAGTGCGTGGACCTAGAATTAATAAGGATATAATTCCTGCTTTATTAACTCCAGGTGAATTTATTGTAACAAGAGAGACAACCGATAGAATAGGTGCAAGTTTCTTTGAAGCATTAAATAAGGGTGGAATGGTTGATAAGTCAATAACACCAGTTAATAAAATGGATGCCAACAATGTCGCAGAGAAAGTATCAAGTTTAGATGAGGGTGCACCTGAAATTGTAACATTCCCTATGGCAGGACAAGGTGGAAGTGCTGATGCAACATCTGATGGTTCAGGTGGTGAACCTGCAGATAATGTGCCTAATATAGGATTTAATGATAATAATATTCATACATTATATGCATCTTCAATATATGGAGCTAATGCATAATGTCTTTACAATCTAGGAGAAATTCATTATTCAAATCATCGATTAGTATTAAGTCGATAGGTGACTCAGTTCAAAAATTTTCTAAAAGTTTGAGAGGTGCCAGAAGAAATGCTGACCAAGCAATTAAAACAATAAGACAGAAAAATATATTCAAAAGAAGTTTGGTTCGTAATGATGATTTATATTTTAGAAAAAGACAAGAAAATATAAGAAGAAAAGATAGAGAAGATGAGCTCGAAGCATCATCAGTTCAGGGTGCACCAAAGACACAGGGAACAATTCTAGGAAAGAGTACTAGAGGATTTCTTGGAAGAATTTTAGATTTCTTAGGTATCTTATTAATAGGATGGGCAATAACAAATTTGCCAAAAATTATTCAAGGTATAGAGGGACTAATTAAGAGAATATCATCAGTAACTGGTATATTAAGTCTTTTTGTTGATGGTATAAAATTTGTTCTTGGTGGCATAGGTACGTTATTACAAAATGCTTTATCAAGTTTATTGAGATTTGATTTCTTAACGCAGCAGAAAGAGATAGAGGATGGATTAGGGAATGCAAACACAAGTCTTACACAGGCAAGACAAGAATTAAATACCGCTGCTTCAGATTTTCAAAACCCTGAGAGTTATGGACTTCCTGAACCACCAGGTTTTGATTTGGAACCTAAACAACAAGAACAAGAAGAACAAGAAGCCACTGTAGAAACACAATCTATTGAAGCAACTCCTGAATTAACTGAAAAAGAGAAAATAATAGATCAACAATTGGATGAAGTAGTAGAGGGTAAAGGTGAGAGCAAGGGTGAAGTTGTTCAAGGAGATGCAGAAGATGTAGAAGGAAAAGAGAGTGATGTTGGAAAATTTTTACAAGAAGCAGAACCATCAACTGGTGGTGGAGGAGCACCAGCATCCACTAGTAGTGGTGGTGAAGAGAGTATAAGTGATCCAAGAGATTTAATTGAAAAACAAAAGAAGGCAGTAACATCTGAAAAGACTAGTAGAAGAAATGAGAGAGGTAGGAGTCGTAGTTCTTCTTTCTTAGAAACACCTGATAGTATTAATAATATTAATCAAAGTGTTACCTCTCCTACAACAACATTTGCGACTGTAGATAATTATGATCCAGATTTCAAAAAAGGTTCTAGAGAGGTAGATTTGTCATCATTAGTGTCGCCATCAAAAAAAGAGGTAAATATAGAGACAAAGAGAAAATCTAGGAGTAAAATAATGATTATAGAAAAACCAGGTGCTACTATGCCTTCTGGTGGTATGCCTTCTCGTGGTTCGGGTGGTTCAAATATTGCATCGGCAGTAAATGATGAAAAAATATTAATGAAAATGCAAAGCACCTCTACTCTTAAGTTCACATAATGGCAGCAATAGATAAATCACTATATGAAAAAATGACTATAACATCAGTGAGTGGTGAGAAAACTGCTGATGTAAAAACTGGTGTGATTAGTTTTAATTATTATGAAGATGTGTTTTCCCCTATGATAACAGCAAGAATGGTTGTTGTTAATACTGGTAATACTATTATAGGTGAGGATGGTAAGGTTCAGTCATTATATAATGGTTTACCCTTAAGAGGTGGAGAAAAAGTAGAGGTTAAAATTGCTGGTAATTCTCCTGATAATGAAGGTCTTGAATTTAATGATTTATATGTTGGTTCAATTACCAATGTTGATATTGATGCAGAGCGTGAAATGTTTGTTTTAAATTTGATATCTAGAGAAGCTATTACTAATGAAACTGTGAGAGTAGGTAAAAAGTTTCCATCTTCTCAAAAAATATCTGATAGTGTTGAAGATATTGTAAAAAATTATCTTAGTTCTGATAAGTTATATGATATAGATGAAACTCAAAATCCATATGGTTTTATTGGTAATATGAGAAAACCTTTTACCACTTTAACAATGTTGGCATCTAAATCGGTACCAGGTAATGTTTCGGGCAAAGATGCGACTGCGGGATATTTCTTTTTTGAGACACAGAAAGGATTTAGATTTAAATCAGTAGATTCTCTTATTAGAACAAACCCATTTCCAAAAAAATATGTATATAAACCAGGAATAGTAGATAGTGATAATAGCACCAAAGATTATAATATAATAGCCTTTTCAACCACACGTAATCAGAATCTACTAGAAAATCTTGAGAGAGGTGCATACTGTAGCAATCGAACTTATTTTAATCCTCTAACTTTTACATATACACCAACCACTCAAAAAGAATTTAAATTAGAAGATTACTCAGGAAAAATTGAAAATCTTGGTGCAGATATTGATGTTGTTCTCCCTTCTTTGAGTGCAAATGATAGTCGTACTTTAGCAAGTGTTCCTAGTAGATATATTTGTGGTATACTAGATATAGGAATTACAGATAAAGATGTATCTCTTGATGAAAATGCAGATCCTGCTAAGATTCATTCTCAAGCAATGATGAGATATAATACACTCTTTACTCAAATACTCACGATGACAATACCGTTAAATACTAATTTAATCGCTGGTGATATTATAAATTGTGAATTTCCCAGAATAGATATGGAGAAAAGAAAAGGACCTGATGAAATACAGAGTGGATTATATATGATTAAGAAGTTAACTCACTATTTTGATGCAAAAGGTTCTTATACAAAGTTACAACTTGCGAGAGATACGAATGGGAGGAAGGCAAAATGATTGAAAATTCTTTAATGCAAAGTAACTTTCTTGGGAGAGATGGTTTTAAATGGTGGGTAGGTCAAGTTGCACCTGAAGAAGCACAAGGAAAACAGATCAATGGAGATGGTTGGGGTAATCGTGTCAAAGTCAGAATTATGGGTTATCACCCTGATAATGAAGTAGAACTCAAAAATGAAGATTTACCTTGGGCACATATTTTAAAATCACCAGAGGGAGGTTCTGGTAGAGCGGGTCGAGGAAAACCCACTCAAATATTGCCTGGTGATAATGTACTTGGATTCTTTTTAGATGGAGATACCGCACAACAACCTGTAATAATTGGTGTTTTTTCAAGTTCAACTGCTGCTGCTGAAATATCAAAAGATAAAACATATTCACAACCTTTTGTTCCATACACAGGATATACAAGTAAAATTAAACCAAATGATAATATCGCACAGAGTGAAGCAGG